GAGTGCAAGCCAGTCCTTACACACGTGTGCGTACGGCTGGCCGTATACGATAAAGGCGGCCTCAAGAGCGGTTACCACTCTTGAGTTGAAACCCTTGAAGGGTGGACATGTTGGGTGTCTACTAATTCACGAATCGTGATTCAGGGGCCCTATGGTTAACTACCACTCACAAGTCTTGTGATTAGGGAGACAGTCCGACATCTATTGATGGACGGCTGATAGCGGAATGCTATAACAACCATGATCTAATTCTCAGATCATCTTTGTCCAGGTTGTAGCGGTGAGCATGACAGTTCCCTAGGGAACGGTGCTGGCCGAGCCCCCTTCAGGGGGTGCCAGAACTTTGCTGCGACTTCAGGATGAAGCTTTGCACGTGCTTACCACGCTGTTTATCCCTTACATCTACCAGATTGGCAGGTGCGAGGTTACGGCCATCGCGTAACACGATACCATTTTTTACCTTGATAAAGAGCTGGGGACGGGGAGGTTCTCTCCCAAAATCCACATGAGCGGCGTTTCGCCACTTCTCTGCACCATCCTTTAATGTTTCAAACATATAAGGAGGAACCATTCCGGTTCCAGGCATTGGAAAAATTTTCTCCGCGCTGCGTATATACGCGGCTGACACAAACTTCTTTTTCAGAAGTAATGTCCGGAGACGTTTCGGATAGGAGGGAAACCGAATTGGTTTCTCTTTTGACACATCTTTATCGCAAACTGCGATTTTGGTCTTATCGACCGCGTGTACTCCTATTTCGACTACCCGGGCTCGCAATCTGCGGGTACGTTCGGGCATCGGCACAGTGGCAAAGCCTCGACTTTTCTTGTCGTCTTGAAGGGTATATAACCCGACAAATTGCTCTGCTGCTTGTATTTTTCGTACCACGTCTTGGTACGTCGTATATGTACGAAGAACGTAGTCACGTTTTTCTCGATAGCGTGTAATTCCTACACGCTGCCATGTTTCAGCCATCGATTCGATGACCTCCGCAAGGTAAACTCGATCTTCATCCGGGTATAGGGTGAAGAGTACGTCGTAAAAGTTCCCCCTCTCTCTTTTAGTTGAGCGGCTCCGGACCATATCTGAGTCCGGCGCTCTACTAGCAATGAGGTTCTCATTGGGGTTGGGGGAAATTAATTTCATTGAGGTCTCGTCGATTGCGAGACCGCGGAAAGCTGCCCGTCTGGTAGCCCACTGCGCAAGAGCCATGGATATATGGCTCACCTCATTTAATCCTTCACGAGTGAGGATGGCACTTAAGTGCCACTCCGGCATAACCTGAATTAGGATGTGTCGGTTGTGATGGACCTCGGGAATCCCGAGGCCCCCCCACTCTGTAGGTAAGAACATTTGATAGCCGAATACTAAGTATCGCCGGAAATTCCGGATGAATAATGTCGTAATTCGGCGGCGGAAGCCAGGATATAGCTCCCGTCCCCAGGACAGCATCTTTCGCAGTAAGCGAGCTTTGCCATATACCGGATTGGTATCTTCGTCACCCTTGCCTTGCTTTCTAGCAGTGCAGAGGAGACGGGCCTTTGGGTAATCAACGAATATGGAATCAGGTTCCTTTTCAGGGCGTGAGCCTCGCGTTCCCTTGACGCGAATCCACTGCTCACAGAAATGTCCCGCTATGCGGTACATGCCCCACTTCTCCTCGTTTGGGACAAGTGAAGTTGCCTGTGCAAATCGACGAAAACGTCGAAGCTTCCTCGGTTTCCCTATGACGATAATGTCATCACCGGCTGACGCAAAGCGCTCCATACGGAGTTGCCCAACGTCTTTCGGCAGATCGGGATTGTCAAGTGCAGCCTTTTTGGCTGCCTTTACCAGAATGGTAAGGACAATTTTTGAACCGGGGGCTCCCATCATGCAACCCGACTTAGTGAGGACCTCACCAAAGCCGGGCACAGTCACCAATATTGGTGACAGGAGTAAATCCGTGAAAGTCCGTATATACGGACTAGAGACCATAGCCCCATCCAGAAAGGAATGGACTATTTTTCTCGCTGTGCAAAACGATATTTCATCGGTTGCGCGCTCGAAGTCACCGCATAGGTACGCTTCGATCTCACGGTTGTCATTCTCGATGCACCTCTTATAGAAGTGCCATAGCTGGAACCCAGCTGTTAGCCCATGTTTTAATGTGGGGTCGAGTGCAAGCCAGTCCTTACACACGTGTGCGTACGGCTGGCCGTATACGATAAAGGCGGCCTCAAGAGCGGTTACCACTCTTGCTTTGCCACCGGGCTCCGCAATCGCGGAGGCCCGAGCCTTAACTGGGCGCGTGGAGACGGGATTCCCGTCCTCATCAATGACCCCTCCGGTTCGGAGGGCCCAGTGCGCCCAGCAAATCATCTGAAACCCTAGGGTTTCAGGATCAAGACCCAAGATCTGAGGCATAAAGCCGCAGGCCTGGGACCAGGAGTAAATTTTCTTACCGAAAAGTTCAGCAGGCAATCCGTCTGCTACCTCTCCACTGAGATTGACAGTCTGTCTTCTCTTGGTCCCTTGGAGTTCACGATACGTGAATCCCATTGGGTGGAAATGTTCTTTTGTCTCGAGGGGGATCCCCTCCAGCCAAAGTTCAAGTTGTTCAAGCACATATTGGCGCTTTCCGCCTTCGCTTCTCTTGTATTCAAGACAAGCGGCCCCTGATAGGGAAACATGTGCCGAAGCACGATGGTTGAAGCTTTCGCACTCCAGAGAGAGAATCTCTCTTCCTGAAGTGTGTGCGGCTCGCAGTACGCGAGCCAAGTCAGTCTCATCGACTTCCTTTTCACCTTTTAAAACGGTCTCGACGAAGAGAGAATACTTCTCTCTGATCTCCTGACCATCTGCAACGGGTAGACCACGCGTTCCAATCAGGAATGCGTAACGGGCTAAGCCTGCCGGATCGGTAGGCAAGTCCTTTGTTTTGACCGGAAACTCCGGGATCAAGGTCTTCTGGCTCGGGCCACCAAGCACTCTACGTTTAAGAGTGTTTGCGTAGTCCTTCCAGTACTTCACAGCAGGTTGAGTACGTTTTGTACTAATCACTATACTAGTGACCTGCTTCCAAATTTTCCAGCGCCAGGCATTAACAGATCTTGTTAAAGCATCATCCTTACTGAATGATGTGCCTTCGAACCAACCGCAAATCGCGGTATCAATTGGCTCCCAGACTCTCTCTTGGAGGATCCAGATCTTGAGGGGTTCCCTCAAGAGTTGACGCAGTAAGCGTTGACCACCCCGAACCGGGGTCGTCTCAGGCCGAAAGAAACGGTCCAATATAGGACCGATCTCTCCTGCGGGAAGCACATACTGTGCATTTTCTTTCGCAATAATGCGAAATCTCTGTCGATTCGACCGGGACCGCAGATCAAGCAGAGTGAAGAATTCACTCTTACTATGACCTAAATAATTTTTTAGAAAATCACCTCGATCTGAGGGTATTTTTTCCTGCACTGCACGTATCCCAACCACGTGACCCGATGAAGAGCCAGATGGGTTCAGGGATGGCAGCATTTGTCCAGTGTGTGGTTT